ATTTAATTTAATACCTTTCTTTTTCTTAGTAATAAAAGCATTAACTCTTGCCATACCCCATTGTGCTGGAGTTGTCCCTGGTCTGTGACCAGTTCTCCATGCGGCAACGCCTCTATCAAATACTTTTTTTAAAGTTTTATATGCAAATCCAGACTTTGATGCTTTATTTTCAAGACCTTTCTTAGAACTTTCTTCTATTTCTGCATGTTGTTTAAAAGATATCATGTTTCTATTTATACTATTAGTCATCTCCAAACATTTGTTTATATGATTTTGTGTATACACTAGGTTTCGTTCCTTTCTTTCTCGCTTTTTTATCTCCAGGCGCATCTTTGTATGCCGCTGGATTATCATCGTCCATCTTACTACCTTTAGCAAAATGTGATGCTCTAGCATCTTTTGTTTTCTTTGCTACACCTTTATAATAAACGTCTGGTTGCGAACCTGGTCTATCTTTAACGTCTGGGTCTTGACCAACTCTTGTCTTTTCTTTTTCTTTTTCTTTTTCTTTCTCCATAATAGTAGAGACATCATCAACGATTTTTTGTGCAACACGTTTAGCAGTAGCGGTAGCAATCGCAATCTTCTTAGACTTGTCCATTCCTGGATTATCTCTATCAATCGCTTTTTTTATCTCGTCTCTTTTCTTAAGTTGTGCGGGAGATAGAGTTGCTTCATCAAATTTATAGTTTAGCATTCTCTCAACAGTTTTATCTTTTTGTTTTGTATAGAATGCAATTTCACCCGCTAATAACATTTTATCTAATTTATCTCTACCATTAAACCATGTTTGAAATACTTCTGCGCCTCTTTCTGCCATTCTTGCGGCCATATTAGCAAGTTTGGCGGTATCGTTATCTCCTGCTTTTTTAAAGTCTTTTACCATGTTTTGAAATGCACGATATGAAAGTCTAATAAAATCTTCTTTTGCTTGTGCAGTATTCTCAGACAACTCTATATCTTGTAACCATTTACGTACTCTTTTACCATTTGTTTCGACAACAACATAGTTAGAACCTAATACTGATACAACACCAATCTCTTCTGTTGATTTGATAACAACAGTATCTCCGATTTCATATAAATTACCTTGAACATAGTTTTCTCTCAGTTCATTTAATTTACCTAAATCAACATGTCTTTTGAACCGGGTTTCTTCTTTAAGTCCCATACCTTTACGAACATCGTTGAATAGTTTACGAGTATCTTTATCTGACATACTACTTGGTACTCCTTGTGCAAATGCAGTGTAATCGTTTTCTTTTGCATTCTCTCTCTGTTTAGATGCAGACATACCAGCAACTCCCTCAGCATCAGGGTCACGTTCACCTGCAGACATTACATTAATACTTTCAAAGTTATAGAATCCGTGTCTACCCTTGACACCATTATACTTTTGTAGTATAGTATCAAACTCTCGAACTCTATCAGAACCAACAATCATATTCACTTTGCGATAACCTTGGTCATATAATTCTGTCACTGCATCAAAGGCAGTCCTTATCTTTTTATTAATGATAATACTTCTACCATGTTTTGGAAACATTTTTCGCATATGTTTAATTTTATCTGAATATGATAATGGGTCTTTCTTTGCGTTAGATACTTGTGAAGTAAAAACTTTATAGTCATTTTTACCAGACTTTTTTGCTAAAGTTTCAAGAACTTTACCATGTCCAATAGTGGGTGGATTCATTCTACCGAAGGTAAAGAACACCTCTCTTTCTGCTTCAATTAAGTATTGTGAAAAGTTCTTGATTGCCATGATATATTATTTGTTTTCTTTAGATTTTCTTTTCTTTGCTATTTCATCTTTCCTTACTTGTGGTAAAATCTTGGTAGCAAACTTTTTAATTTTACTTTTCATTTTGTCAAGTTTTTTCTCTATCTCATTTCTTCGAGCAAGAGATACTTCACCCGGTGCTTGACCTTTAGTTATTTTCTTAAAGAACTTTAGACGTGCTTTTTTTAATGAACGTTTTAGTAATTGTTTTGGATTTGCTATTTTCTTTGCCGCTTTTTTTCTACCTATAGCAATTTTATTTTTAATTTTCTTAAATAAACGAGACCTTTTCAACCTTTGTTGAATCGTCATTGCTTCTGTAGAATAACTTTTTACTAAGTCTTTATCTGAACTGAACTCTTTGAATGATTTCATTTTACCTCGGTTTATCCCATCCTTTCAATATATCTGGAGAAAAGTTATTGTAAGAAAATTCTAATCTGTCAACTAACTTAACTGCGCCACCACCTAACTTATCAATAGCAACATATCCTTCTGCGCCTGTAGTTTTATAACCTTTTGATGTTTTTACAAATGCATCAATATTGCTAATACTGTTTAATCTATTTATAAGTTTTAGTTTCGCAAGAACTATATTCTTCTGTAAATCAAACATGTTAACAAGTGAAACTCTATTTTGTGGCGAAAAAAACTTCAATATTGAATCTAACTTGTCTTGTTGTGCTTGTTTTCCTTTTGCGGTTTTACGTTTGTCTATTTCTTTTTTATACTTATTCTCTATCCAACGTATCAATCTTGCAGTATGTTTCTTACTATCTGGTAACATTTGCCCTGCTCTAACAAAAGTATTATTGTATTGTTCAATCAATCTTGCAAGTTCTGGATTCTTTTCTAGTTCTCTGAGTGTATCACCAGCAACTTTATTAAATAGAAAACCAGCAGTACTTAAATAACTTGTAACTTCTTTTGTTTCTTTTTCATTCATTGTTGCCTCACCAGCACCACTTAGTTCTGCATCTTGCGACCAAACTGCTGGAGAAGATGGTATCTTTTTCACACCATATGATGCTTTCATAGATGCAAAGTCTTTACCTTTATATGTTGTATGCCAAACTATACCAATCTGTGACTTAGTAATACGTTTGGCCGCTTCTGTGCCTGCCTCTACTGCATAGACAATTGTGTTTGGGTGAAATGTAATATACTGCTTACCATCTATTTTAGTTTTACTTAAGTCTTGTTTTGAGTACAAGAAGTCACCTTGTATGACATCTTTAATACCAAGATTCTTTAAATGCTTCAATGCAAGTTTTAGTTTCTCTGCTAAATCTCCTGAAGTATCAGCATCAATATCAGCATTTGATTTGTATACTTTCGGATTCTTAGCAAAGATACCTTTCTTTGCAACGAAGAACTTGCCGTCAGTTGGGTCTTCACCACAGAAGATTGCTGGCGCACCATCCCACTTAACTGACATCTTAGTTGATGATTTACCTGCTAACATATCACGTATACTTCTCAAGGCATTGATTGCCTCTCTTGTACCTTTGACTCCACCATACAGAACTTTATCTTCTATATGTGTCATATGTGTATTCTTTTCTTCTGGCAAGAAAAGACTTTTGTAAGATTCTGTTTGAAATGGTGTCAACTTGCGAAACTTTTTATTATTTTTTGGGTGATATTCCATATATCCTTTCGCTTGAAAACCAATCCCTCCAGTATCTTCACTTTTGTTCATTTCTTTTGTTTTCTTTTTCATCTTATTAATATATGCACGATAGATGGCCGCTTCTGCAGTTTTACCCATTTCTCTTGCACGTTGTTCCATAGCAACTGCCGCCTGTATTTTATGTGCATGTTTCTTACCAGAGTTTTCTATCTTCTTAACACTTGCTCGTGCAGTCTCAACATCTTTAAACCCTAATCCGTGTATTGTACCTCTAGGATTTTCATCTGTATATAAATCAGAATGTTTTTTAGAATTAGCAGGTTGACCTTTCTTTCTAGGTATTCTAGGGTTTGTTTCTTCTTTCTGCGTTGCAATCCATTTCTTTGCGATTGGGTTCATTGGTTCTGCTTTTGCAAATTTACTCATTAATCTATATGCACGTAATGTTTCTTTATTATAGTCTTTTCCGTCTGAGTTGTCAACTATTATAAAGTTCTTTTTAAATGCTTGTTGATATCTACCTAGATTACTCTGAACTTCGTCCCACATTTTACCTACTTCTTTTGGGTCTAGTCTTCTAGGTCTTGCATCATTTCTTTTTAGTGCAGTTTCTTTGTCAGTGTTTACAAGTATCATTGCAGTACTATAACCAAGTTTCTGTAGTAAACCTCTTTGTCTTAATATCTTACTTGCATCTTTTCCAGTACCGTCAATCACTAATCCTAGTCTACCTTTCACATACAACTCTTGTTGTTTATTCGTAAGTTCTTTTGCTCTACCTCGAATGTCTTGTCCTTTTACTGAAAAGATATTATCAGGGTTCATTTCAAGGCCCGCTTTGTTTAGTGCCTTTTCAAATGCAGTATCAGGATTTACAACTTTAAAACCTAAAGAAGTAAGTCCAGTCTTCCCGACAATAAATGAGTTACCACTGCCTGGACCACCTGCAAGAAAGATTGCCTTGAAGATTGCAGGGTCATTAACGCCTTCTTCAATCTCTGTTATGTGTTGACTAAAACTTAACATTTCTTTTTACTCTAATATCTGGTATCGCACCAAGAAAAGATGTAAGTTGTTTCAGACCTTTTTTAAAAAAGTTTGTAACTTTACTCCATGTTTTACTTACAAATGATTTAACTTTATTTAATATATTGATTTCAATCAACATTTCTTTTTCGCCTGATTCTAATTCTTCTGACATAGAGTTTACTATTAAAGATACGACTGACCAATAATTATATTCTCCTGTTTTTACACCTTTTATTTTTCTTGATGATGTTTTAAATCTTGCTTGAAGTCTCATTGCATTTGCTATTTTTAAACAATAAGCATCATCATTAACATCATGAATTGCTGTTTTACCACCGTCAGCAGTAGCAACCAGCATTAAATCTGCAGATGCTGGACTATTTCTACCAAACTTTTCATAACCAGACATTGCTTCTTTGGCAAATTCTACTTTGAATGACTCTGATTCATTAAATAATTTACCAAGTTCAGACATACAATCTTTATGTGCTTTTTCCGCGGCATTAACAACTTTATCTGTGCCAGACTTAATCAAAGGTCTAAGTTGTGATGGTGCTAATGTATTCTTTACAAAACCTTCTAATACTTGAGTTGTTTTTTTATACTGAGGACTTTTTACTAAATCTGGATTAGAATTCTTGACTGCCGCTTGAAATGTTGCAGTTGATTCTGCTTTACCACCAGACATTAATTGTGCTAAACCTATTTTAACTGAAAAGTTTTTATCACCTATTTTTATATCTGTTTTTGGTGTAGTGTCTGAACCACCATATGATTTCCAAAAATCTGTTAAATTAGATTTTGCTCTACCAAATACTTCTGCTTTTTTATTTTTTAGTTGCGGGTAATCTTTTAGTATTT